CTTACCAAAGTCGACACCCTGCATGATGTCACCGGTGGCACCAAAGCCGTATTCGTTAGATATCTGGGTACGCCGTGCATCAAGCTGCTCTTTGCTTATGCGCCCATAGACGTAATCGGTTTTGAGGTCATCTATCTTTTTATGACCTTCCATGGCAAGGAGCGGATTTAGTTTGCCAATAGATGCGTTTATGTTGGTCAAGAAGTTTTGTAGAATCTTGCCAAGGTTCTGGAAAGTGCCGCTTAGGATGTCTGGAATAGATGCACCAACAGCAAGGATAGATGCCAGCAGTTTATCAACGCTTGCTTGAACGTTGCCGTCGGTGAAGCCCTTAGTAAATTCTTGCATAGGCCCAAAGAACTTATCGGTTAGATCCGCTAAGATTCCACTATCCATCATGCGCCCTAGGAAGTCAGTAGCGTACTTGATGTAGGGTGTCAAGATGGTTATGAGCTTCTGGCCAATGGTACGCATAGCGCTTTCCCATGCGTCAGCAAGCGATGCTAATTTAGTACTTGTGTCACCAGACAAAGCATCAAGCATACCGCTGTACTTGGTATCAATAATCTTTATAAAGGTTTCAAAAACCTTGAGCTCTTGACCTTGTTCAAGACCGCCGCCCCGGTCAAACTTTATGCCTTCTTTTGCAAACGCTGAACGGCTCATACCAAACATAGCCATCTGTTCAGCATCCGGCATCTGCCCGACTTTGAACTTACCGACCATATTCAGCAATGATTTTAGATGCTCTTCGTCAGCACCAAATGCAGCGCCAAGGTTGGCAAGCCGTGGAAGCAAAGCGTTTGTTTCAAGCCCGATTGATTCAAGGCCTACAGCCAAGTCCGCCAACTGGCTAAAAGTAAACGGTGAAGGCCCGGCAACCTTGCGAACCATATCTAAGATATCAGCTGCCTTTTTACCGCTACCAGTAATAGCGGTAAGCCGTGAGTTGAGAGACTCAAAAGATACGGCTGCATCAAAAGCAGTTTTGCCAAGCATACCAAAGCCTGCGATACTGCCGGCAACAGCCACACCACCGATGCCGGCAAGAGCGGTGCCAGCACCTTGGGCTTTTTGTGCGACTTGACCTAACCCGGTTTTGACTTTATCAAGGGCAGAAACAATCTGCCCCATGCCATCCACGCCGAGCTTTACGGTTAGTTGTGCTACTGTCAAAAGATTCCCCTTGTTGCCTTAATCATATTGATCTCGTGCTTTTCTAAATCCTGAGCAATAACAGCAACTTCCCAAATCTGCTCCAGCGTTAGGTCAACCTCTGAAGGATGACGGTGTAGGTATTTCACGCAGTAATACGCGATCAGTGAGCCTACACCGCCGAGTCGTTTTTTGCTTCGTCTACCTCTTTGGTAACCGACACATCAATATACTTACCAATGAACGACCAGTAGATAGCGTAGAACGCTTGCGTGTTCTTCCGGCTCAGGTCAAGGAGTACACGAATGAAAGCGGCATCGCTTGGGTCATCCATATCCGGAATGTAACACTTGCCAATAATCAGGCAGTTGACCAAAAGGTTAGGTGCCATCTCGGCGTAAGACATCCTGATTTTCTGTAGCTCAGATGCATCCGGGAAGTAGTCTGCCGCTTTAGGCTGGCGGAACTTTACTATCGCTCCTTCACCGGCCCACTCGCTTAGGTCTACTTCTAAGATGCCGTGCTCTACTTCAGGGGCAACCGCCTTGATGGCTTTGATACCCATTATGCGGATGCCCATGCGGTCGTTACGCCGTTAGCACCAAGCATGATTGTTGCTGTCTCTGTGACCGCTTCACCTGCCGCAATGCCGATACCGGTAGCGGTAACAATGCCGATGTAGGTCTTGGCTGTAAGAGCGCCAGGAGTAACAACCACTTGGCAGTAGTATCCCTCTTTGTTGAAGAAGACCGGGGAACCATCAGCTTGTGCTGTGCCGTCTACCAGTAGCTCGATGTCGATTGAACCGCTTGCTTTGGTAACCTGCATCTTCTTCGTGGTGTCGCAAAGTGCCGACACATCAGCGGTATCTACGCTTGTAGAAATACGCACCGACTTAGCCAAACAGGTGTACGTGTTAGCGGTGAAGGCTGTTGGGGAACCATCTTGGAAGCCACCAAAAGCAATGGTAACAACACAATTCTCGCCCACCAGACCGAATGATTTTGTAAAAGGCATCGTCTACTCCTACTGCTGGGTCAAGCAGCGATAGACCGCTGTTACCCCGAAATCCGTCCTACCACCATCAGATAATGCAAACGTTTGATCCGTTGAAGTCCTGCGGACATAAAGCCGTGGGGTCGTAGTGGTCACCGTCTGATTATCCAAAAGTGTATCGATGCGATTCATAATGGTTTGGATTCTAGCCATACTCATCGCACCACTTTCAGTATCCCACACAGTTATTCGGTAGTTAGGCGTGGTGAATACACGAGCGCCGCACAGGGTGTCCTCGTCATCACCGCTTGCACCAGCACGGCTAAACACCACGTAGGGCACTTGCACCGGCTTACGTGATACCGGGTCTGTCTGTGGCGCTATCGTGTTATAGATGCCCATCTGGTAGCCATCAGGTTTATTGTCAACAGCAAGCAAACCCAAGAGCGTAGCATCGCCGCTCAAAGTCTCATAAATCCATTGCTCAATCACCGCTGGTTCGTATGCCATTACTTACCCTTCAGCACCACGGTTAGCGCTTTTACAAATCCCGGTTTGACCTTCATCAAGGCTGGATCAAGAAACGGTCTCGGCGGTACGGTGTTGCCGCCCTTCGATGTCCATCCAAGTTCAAGCGGTACGGCATACTTTGCCATCGCTGACACTTCGGCGCTTGTAGCCGTCAGCATCCGGTGCATGATGCTGTTCGCAAGGAAGCCAGTATCAGAGTTTGGCGGTGAGCCTGGAGGGCTTGACCAATGCCCCTTTTCATACTCACGAAACTTACCGCTGTTTGTCTTGATGCTTCGCTTTGCCGTGGCTTCAACATCAGCCGCAGCTTTACCCACGATCTTGTTTATCTTTGTCAGGTTGCGCTTGTACTGGTCTATACCGGTAGTCTTGAGGGATACGGTTACACTCATGGTGCCAGCACCTGAATCTGCAACGGCCCAAAGCGCCGTACCGTGGTTGACACCGTGAAAGATATCGTTAGCCGGATGTCTGCCGCTGTCGGGTAAGCAGCAGGGTTCAACACCGACAAGATGCCTTGTGCGCTGTACTGTTTGGTCAAGGTCACGCTACCGGATGGAAAGGTGTACGTCGAGCCGGTCTGGATGTTAGTGAAGGTAGCACCAAGCGTACCGGTAGTGATGTCTACCGGGCTTCCCAGTTCGTCCACCAAGCGAACGACATAGGAGTGCCAGTCTCCGACCCATGCGGAGACTTGCACGACCTGCTGAGGGTCTTCAGTCAAATCAAAGATAAGTGCCATTAGATGTCCCTCACATAGATGCGCAGTGGCCCGAATATCTGCGTATCGCTTGCACCTGTTGTGCGTGTAATCGTTGCAGTGTAGGTTCCCGGAACGTTCGTTACCGTGGTATCGATTGTAAACGTAGCACGTCCATCAGCTGCATACGTTGCCGTACAGGAGTACGTGTCTACCAGCGTTGCACCGCTGTTGTACACCTTAGCCGTAACCGTTGCAGATGTAATGTCAATCCCTGCTCCGTTGTTGTCTACACACTGGATATCGATGCCGTGCTGTGCGCCCTTCTGGATGTCAAGCGGATCGGAAGCCCCCAAGCCGTCAGCCTTGACCTCAAAAGGCCCCATGCGTACCAGAGCGGCAGATGTTACCGGGGTAACCAACTCGGCATTGACATACTGGCCAAACGTGCCTACCGTTGTGTGTCCGCTTCGAGCTTCGTCCCAGACAGCATCAGCGATAGCGCCGGAGTTCACGTTCACATTGACGTACTCGCCAAAGGTTCCAGCCGTTGCATATGCAGAGCGTGAAGCATCCCACACCGCTGCGGCTGTCTGCGCTGCCGTCAATCCACCACTTGAAAGTGTAACGGTCAAGACTGCTCCATTCGTACCAGAAGCACCACGCACCACGATCGTGACATCAGATGCACCAGCCGCGAAAGCGGCGTTAGGGACATCAAGCCGATATACGCCCGGCACGAGGGAGGAATCAATCTCTGCAAAGCCACCAGATGACCACGCACCGGTAGGTGTCTGCGTTACCAGCGTAATAGCCACAGGAGCGCTCTGATTGCGGACGTAGTAGGCCGCTAGACCGGAGGTAGCAAAGGTTAGCCCTGTAGCACCGAGGTAGAGCTCGATGCTTTGTGATGTTGAGCCGGGTGCGATTGTTATGGCGGATGCGTTCCGCTCTGTTGGGAGATATTGATTTGCAATCCTAGATGTTTCAGTAGACCCAATCGTCGGCAATGTTAACCACGTTACACCAAACATATCGGTGGCTGGTGCGCTTGTTGCTGATCCAGCACCGATGCCATAACTACCTGTAATAGGTGCAAGGAATGGCAAAGTAGACCACCCTTGTATTTTTGATATATGCATATCAAGTGCGTGTTGAGGTTTACTTATTGAACCAGTGCCAGTATTACAACCTACTCTATCTAAGACACACTCAAAGATGTTGTAAGTTTCATTTTGACTGGCAGTACTGGTCATGCTGATACCAGTGCTACCTCTAAAATAATTGTTTGTAAATAAGGAAGGAATTGTAGTAGACAAACCAAACGAGGCAAATGCACCAATACACGTACCACCACTATAAAATGTGTTATTTGCTATTGTGTATCCGCCAGCCTTGGGTGTAGTTGCATTTATGAATGTCAATGCAGCCAATGTTGTAGCAGCAGCGGTACTTGTTCTAATAAATAGACAATCATTAACTACACCGGCACAATTGTATGTAGCCGTTGCTTCTGTTCCTAATAGCAAACCACCTATAAAGATACTGTTTGTTATCGTTGGTGCTATTTGGTCAGTTGGAACAGCAACAGTAAAACCATAAGCCTCTAAATTACTTTCCCTACTATGAGATAAACATCGATTTACAATTAATGATGATGAAGTCAAATAAACGCTAGTACCATATAACGGTCCGCCGCCAGCCACACTATTGATAAAACATAAGTCATTTAGAGTTATAAAGTTTTTAGAGATTGTTAACCCAGTAGTACCAGTCGATGTAGTTGTATTTGTGTAGTTTGTAAGGATAACAGGACCAGCAGTTACGCCACTAAACAGGGATGCCGTTGGATTACCAGCAATTGTGATGCGCTCCCCTTCACTTGTTGGGTTAGTAAATGCAGCAGTAAATGCCCCACGATAAACACCGGGAGCGATATACAAAGTATCACCGGGAGCGATACCGGTCGCACCGATAGCCTTAGTTATCGTTTGCCACGCTTGACTTGTACCAGAGCCAGTACCAGCGTTAGAATCGCTTCCGTCAGTCCTTACATAATATGTAGCCATTACTCGGCAGTCCCCGATACGATTTCTTGAGCCATTACAACAGCAAATTGATTGCTATACCCTTGCTGAAACTGTGCGTCCTGTAAAGCCCACCAACCAAAGATGGACGTACCATTCTCGCCAAACGTACCAATCAGGTTGCCGTCATTGTCGTAGATGTCACCAAAGACAATCCAGTCACCGGGAGTGGTTGCACTTGGTTCGAGCCGGTAGTTTTGAAAGTTCATTTGCCCACCTTCAGGCTGTTCGCATTCGTACCCTTGAACGGCATCGTGAGGAACGCCAGCACACTGCTCACCGCAGCGGAGACACCAGCCGCTACCGCCTTGCTGCCGTAGAGTGCCAGCACTGCGCCGAGCTCGCTGAGGTCGTGTGCTTCGCTTGTCCTGATGCCATCACCGAACACGCTGGTGAAAGCAGCTGTAAAAGCCACGATCACAACGACCACGAGTCTCTTGATTGATATTGAGTTCATCTTTGTATGATCGCCTCCAAAGCGGAAACCTTATTCTCGAGTTTACCGAGTCGCTGTTCGATGCGGCGCACTTCTTGCTGTTGTCCATCGAGCGTCGAGATGATGTGTGCCACCTGAGTCTCCAGGCGCGTCAGCCTGACCTGCAATGCCACCCAAGCGGCACCGATTGACATCGTCGTAATAAACGCCTGTATTCCGATTTGGACCCACATCTCTGCCGTCATGATGTCCGCTCCACTAATCCAACGTGCTGCACTAAAAGTTCTGTCTGTCCAAAGTCTGTCCCGATGACATCGTAATACTTTGAGTCATCACCCACCCGGTAGACCCTATCCTGCGGCATGACATCAGCACTAACAGCGACTATCAGCGTCCACTGCGCAGATGATTGGATGCCACCGCCTACGATAGATTCTGTGTCGCTCTGGTTGGTCAACCTGCCGTTGTACTCGGCAACCTTGCGCAACGTCTCAGTAGCACCGCCCCTGCCGTCTTCGGTAAGTGTGAAGCGGTGTATTTCTACTCGGTCTTGGCAAAGGTTGCGTACCATACCAGCGCTCAATGTGGCGCGGAGGATAGGGCTCACGCGAACACCACCGGTCTAAACTTGTCTGCCATGGTTAGGCAGTTCTGCATCAGTTGAGAAAGTTTTACGTCGCTTGTACCTTCTTTAGAATCGATGTCTGCGGCTACCCTTGATGCTTTGATTAGCCATGCTTGGCGGGTTGCTGTGCGTACATCGTAGCGCTCGGTATTGATTGGACCTTGGTCTACCCACATCAAGGTTGGGTCTCCCGTGCCGTCTTCCAAGGTAAAGCCTTTGACTTGATACGGTGCATATACAGGAAAGGTTGGTTGAGTAGCACCCGACGTACCGGCTACCCGGCACTCGTATACCCTGCCGTTGGGCGTTGTAGGCACTACACGGTCACCGACAGCATAGGTAGTGCTAGCCGTCCAAGTGCTGAACCGTGAGAAAGAATCTAGGATGCTCCCTATGTCGGTTGTGGACATCTGCGGA